CTATTAAGAAAAATGGATTGTTGATATCATATCCCTCAATGTCAGTTGAAGACACGTTTTTGAATCTAAAAATTCGCTTGTACAAATCCGCCCACTGTGGTCCTAGTGGATTAATGCCCACTGACACGTCTGAAGATACTGGATCTATCTCCATTGCCGAAATAAGTCCTCCCAAAACCATTCTACTGACAACAAAATGGAAAAAGTCAGCTGCATAAAACAGACGAGATTTTCCTAATCGAACTCTCTCCTTTGGTCGTTTCTCGTCTTTCAAAAGTCCCATTGCCAAACAAGGCGGTATCTTTTTGTCCCTCATTATTGCTATGTACTGAGCAACCATTCTAACAAGAAGAGGTTTCGGAATAATCTTGGTCGAAGTTACGTAGACCAAATCCTTTCTTAGGAGCCCATCTTGTTTAAGGGTAGCTCCTATTGCTGTGTCAAGTTCGATCTTATCAAAATTTCCCCACTCTGGTTTTCCATTCAAAACTTCTTCTAATGTTAACATCCGAATCCGTTCTGAAGGAAACATGGCTGGAAAAACTCCTTCATAGATTTCATCATCATTCAAATTAGGCAAGGGAGGTTTCATGTGTTTTGTTGTAAATTTAAGAAAAGTATTGTTCATAGGGGAAACCTTAATCCCATCCTCATTTACGAATGGCGCTAATTTGGCAGGACCTTCCAAAACTTCCAAGTCATCATAATTTTGAGCAATAGACTTTCGAAGCTTCGTTTTTGCTGGTCCTGTGAAATTTCCATTGGATCTGCCCACCATTCTTACTCCTGCAGGACTAGCTTCTTGTTTGTAATCCACTTTAAGTCCTCGTGGATTTTCTTTTAATTCTGAAATGTCAGCTATCGTGGGAATAACTGATTGAATCTCCCCCATTGAGAGAGATTGATGACCATCAACTTCTTCAAAATCAAAATCCGAAAGGTAGATCGGTGATAAAACTGAATAATAGATCGATCCAGCTGTATGTATAAATCGTAAAATTCCATCCACCTTTG